CCACCACCACCACTGCTGTTATCACTAGTACTATCTTCGGGTATTTTTGAATCTGAATCTGGATCACGGTTTGGACGACTTAACCGACTAGCATATTGAGAACCTTCACTACCATCATTATATGTAATTCTATAATATTCGTCACCGTCAGCAGAAAGCATACCACTAGGACGGTTAATTTTTCCAGGTTTTCCTCGAAGTGTATCATATATTGCGTTACCTGTGTTATATTTATATATATAGCTGACTGCAATAATGTTTTTAGGCAGTTCTATAAGTTCCTTACTTTTTGTAAGCCTAATCTTATAATACGTGTCACCATCCTCTTCAATTATACCAACTTCATTGTTTATAACTTTCTTCACAATTTTTTTGTCATGTTGTATTACATCTATAGGCTTATTATTACTTGTTACCCTTACAGGGATTCCTTTATTAATTGCATATTGTATTGCATCTATTTGCTTCGACATTATCCTCTTCTACCCTTTCACGTTCTTTTCTCTCATTGACACTTAAACCCATCTATGAGGAAAACAACCAACCATGTCTGCAAAAGGAGAGCCCGTGGAGCGTCGTACAACCACTGTTAAAAATCGAATTGAATGCAAGCAAGATTTGATTATTACACGATTGCAAGAGTTTTATACTAAACCGGGACATCTGGAAGCCTTGGTTCCCATTGTACAAGGAACCAGTCCGATGAGTCTTCGTCTTGTCGATTACTTTGTCACCAACTATGCTAAAAAGAATAATACGTCCTATCTCTGGGGTGGTCGTCAATTTCTTGTTTATTATCATTATAAACGAGAGCTAAAAGCAAATAGCAAACGCCTCTTTGATCCCTTTTGCCGTCGTGAACGAATCCTTTTTGAAGTGCGTGGGAAAGAACCTTTTGTGACAACTGTCGGACAGCTCAACTTCTTCAGTTGGGCAATTGAACGAGGAATTCTTGTCTATATGGATAGTAACCGTGCAGATATTGAACTTGACATGAATAAAACACTAAAAGAACATTATTCACGTGATAATACAAGTTCTACAGGGTCTGCCAGTACAACCCTGTCTCATGAGATGGAAGAGACATCTACCACAACTTCCTCTCGTAAACGCCGTAGTGAATTGACGACCAATGCTATGAAAAAGGTGAACTGTCACGACTGTCCTACCATTGTAAGCTTTGATTAAGAAAATTGAATTAATATTTAGATATCATTGTATTCATTACAAAGATGTCTGAATCTACTCCTACATTTCCTTGCTGGAAGTCATTTGACTCTGTTACTATAGAATTTGAGAAAAAGAACTATACGTTTAAATCTCCAATGTGTCTTCGTGAGAGCATCATTGTATTCTTTAATGGATACGCGTTGTCTATAACACCGACTCAATACAATGATGATCCTGCCCTAAGAATTGTCAAAGTATTGGAGGCTACCGATGAGGCAATGAAGACAAAAACGGGTCAGTTTAGTGAACTCTAAGCTTTCTCTACTTTTTCACTGCTACACTCTGATCCCATTCATCTCGTTTTGGTCGTAATAGTTCATAGGCTTCAATGGAGGCAATGTCCACGGCATTTTTGGGAGGCAACCACCGATCATAGAATTGGCGTTCTGCCAGTTGTCGTGAGGCTTCCACCTGTCGATCACGATTATCCTCTACCACCGCTCCTCGCAGTTCTCGTATAATATTTCGAGAATCACTTCCTTCAGAATCTAATCGTTGGAGGTAGGGATTGGCGGAAAAGGTAGCAGGTGGAGGACTTTTTGCATCTGGAAAGTAATCAACTTGGCGACGATAGTTCACAGCATTTAATCGAGAAGAAATAGGATTCATATCCATGTACCTCGGACCTTCGGTCTGTTTCACCACTTCAGAACTGGTAATAAGAGGCGGAGTTGCATGAAACGAATCCCATAACCGACTATTGGTAGTATCACGTGCATTTCCTTCGCGTCTTATACGCAATGCGCTAATATTAGCAGCTGGCATTAAGGTTGGATCTACCGGAGGCGGTAACCACATTTATTCTAGGTCTGTTTTTTTAATTGTCTAAACCGCCCAACCAAATATACTATAAAGAAGATGGATCTGACACCTAAAAGTACACGTGGAAAGACATTGAAACGTCGTTCAGATGATCTGGCAACCGTAAATGAAATGGATCCAGCTCTTGTTTCTTTTTTAACAACTGAAAGTGCCACTGCCTTAAAACGACCATGGTTACGATTAGAGCGAGGAGTTCGTCTTCAAAAGTTTCGTGTCTTTGCTGAAACATTTCCTGAAATGACCACTCCTACAGAAAAAGATATATTATATAGAGCCTTAGTAAAAGCAAATGACGAAAAATTGTTAAATTCAAAACAGCAAGTTGTGTATGATAGCGAAACCGGAGTTATATCCGATATTAAAGGATTGAGAATTAGTCGTATTGGGTCTGCTCCTCCTACAGTTAAAATCGAAGTGGCTCGTCCTACAAAAAAAGGTCGGACCATCTCAGAAGAGGCATAAAAATGATGCACTATGTATTATAGATACATTCTTTTAAAATATGTCTATAATAGAAGATATGTACAGTGCATGCACTGCCTGGTTAAACGATTGGCTCACTGCAAATCCACAAGATGAATTACTAGATCGCTACGATCTAGAACGATGGATGAATACGGAAATGGTAGATGCAATTCAAATATGCATTACATCCTTGTTTATAAAACCAGAAACAAGAATTGATGCCATTGAAGTACTTCGGTCTCTCTGTTGGAATTATTACAAATCAAGACAATCCATTGCCATTTCACGCATTACACCCTCCTTCGAGCATGTGACCCGTGTGAAAGGACTTCCACAAACTGCACAAAAAACATCGGAATGGATGCGGGAAGCCTATAATCTATTAACCGGTCATGAATTTTCAGAAGTTGTATACGGAAGTCCTGCTGCAAGAATGCGTGTGATTCAAAAAAAATGCAATCCTATTTCAGACTCCTCCATTGATAATCAAATTTGTTTTAAAACTCCCACAGATGGAAAATTAACGCCCTTTCAGTGGGGTTGGCGGTTTGAACCAGTTGTCCGCATGATCTTTGAAGCAACTGGTGCAGAAGGACCGATTGATGATTCGCTTGGACGCATTCGCCATCCTACACTTCCGCGGTTAGCTGCCAGTCCCGATGGCATCATTACAAGCGGACCGCGCGTTGGTCGCTTAGTAGAAATTAAATCTCCTATTAGTCGAATACTCACAAAAAAAATACCACAAGAATATTGGTGCCAAATGCAATTGCAAGCAGAAGTTTGCAATGTTGATGCGGTTGAATATATTGAAATCCGTATTGGACTTGGTCCGCCTCCTACATCGTATTCCTATTCGTATGTAGGAGTGGTATGCGTGGTTGGAACTGATCCTGCCTCCTACACCTATGTGTACTCTCCCCTATTGAAATCCTTTGATGATTATACCCCTCCTGCTGATACAGTAGAAGTATGTCAATGGCATATTGTAGATATGTATACGGAAACTGTCTTGCGGAATCGTGTCTGGTGGAAGGAGGTGGGATACCCTGCCTATACATCCTTTTGGAATGATGTGGAAGAACAAAGAAAAAAGCCAAAGGCGTCAGAGTGCTTAATCATGGATGATTAAATCTTGCCAAGAACAGCATCTCTATATGGGTAAAGAGATAGATACTGACCTTGTAGATTTTTTTCAAGCGTCTCAGTGAGATCTTTCATTTCTGCCACCTTTACCAAAGCATTCTGCAGCGGTGTCAAGACAGGTTTCTGAAAGAGTAAGAGAATCGGATCGGATTCCCCTGAGATAAGTTGCAAGAGATCAACTGCTTCACATGCATAGAGAATAATTTTAGCATGTGTCTCCATCATTGAGATAATGCCAAGTGTAAACCCTTTGTATTTGATGCAACGTCTTTGCAACTCCATGCGACCATCCACTAGCAGCTCTTCAAATGTGCTTAGAATCCGTGCAGCAGGTTCACCATCTATAACTACAACTGGACGCCTCACACTAGGTAGGCGAGTCGCAGCTGCAGTCAGAAAGCGTATCACACGAGTATCACACGTATCAGACATAGTTTGTTAGTTCCCAAATTTAAATATCTTTTCTATTTGTAATATATGATTTCAATTTTTAAAAATAGTCACACGAATGGTATCGCGGTTATGTACATGTACATCTGTCGCTATGCGTATGATTATTGTTGAGGGCGGCAATAGGAGCAGGAGCAGAAACACGCAAACCATTAAGAGCAGTCATAAAATCACCAAGAGCAGTTAGAAGATAAATACCAGCAAGTATACCCCCCTTAAAAGGATATACAAAACAAACAACAATGGGAATCAGAATAGTAATAATAAGAATGTCCTTGAGAAAAGCAATATTAGCAACACCAGCAGCAACAGCAATAGGATCAGTAGCAGCAAATGCAGTATCAGCAGCAGCAGCATAGACAGCAGCAAAAGCAGCAGAGGCAGCAGCAGCAGCAGTAGCAGTATGATCAACAACATTCCAAATAATAACGGCTATAAGAACAATACCAGCAGCCGTCTTGATAGCAGCAGCAGTAGCAGCAGCACCAGCACCAGCAATACCAAAAGCAGTAGTTGCACCAGCAATACCAGTCGCACCAAAAGCAAATACACGAACAGCACCCATATCAGCATCATCAAAGGCACCAGCAATACCAAAGACAGCAGTAGCAAACATAGCAGCAGTAGTAGTATCAGCATGAACAGCAATAGCAGCTGTAAGCTCAACAATAAGATAAATAAGAGTAAGAACCATCACAGCACCAGGAAACGACAAAGAAATAGTACGCGGCACAAAATTAAGAGTAGGCATTTTAAAATTAAGAGTAGGCATTTTTCTAGATATTTTGACTATATGTCAATATGTAAAAATATAATTTCAATTTTTAAAAAAGGAAAGCTTCACTCTTCCTCCTTTAAACATTTAGACGGATGCAGAATATGCACCCAAATTTTAATCGATACCCCTGTGGCATTTTTTTGCTGTAAAAAAATGCCACACTCGTGCGTTTCTTCTCCTTATCCTTTACTAAAAGTTATCTCGTAGTATATGGGAAACCAATCAGTGCCCAGTTGAACCCGCTTATGATACGCGGGTGTGCGAAATATTGCGCGAAATATTGTGCAAAATATCAACCGAAGGGGAAGAAAGAGAATTCGAATTAGAAGTAATGACGCATCTGCATGCAACTGTTCATAATCTATATAACTGGATGTCATAGGAAAGACTATAAATTCAAATATCAACCGAAAGGGAAGAAAGAGAATTCGACGTAGAAGTGACGCCAACTGGTCTATATAATTGGATGTCATTTTTAAAGTAATTTAATAACATTCTAAATATAGAAAATACCATTTCAATTTTATAAAATCCCACTTGTAAAAAAATATTGTCACTAAGATGTAGAAGCATCGTCATCAGTGTCAGCAGCGTCAGCAGTGTCAGCAGTGTCAGCAGCGTTAGCAGCATTCACTAACATTGTAAGCTCGGCGATTCTTGATGTAGCATTGGCTTTAAAGTTTTCAATCTTTGCAGCAAAAGCATCAGCAGCATCAGCAGCATCAGCAGCAGCGTTGGCATCAGCATTGGCATCCGTCGCACCAGCAGCAGAGTTGGAACTTGCAGCGGGATTGAAACTTGCATCACTAGCAGCAGAATTGGAACTCACAGCAGGATCTGAACTTGCGGCACTAGCAGCATGATGATCAGCCGCTACACGAACAGCATCCTTGAGAGGCTGAAGAGCAAGCGCGTAACCAAGATCTGGACCATGTGTCGCGATAAGATGAGGAAGTGACTCACGAATACTAGCTATGAACTCAGGAGAGAAATCACTTGAGTCTGATGGTATCAGATCTAACAGATCATTTACTGTTCTTATAATCAATACACTGGCAGATTCAATAGCTATTTCCTGAGGAGAAGACATTTTTTCGATAATTGTGATATATCTAAATATATAAAAATATGATTTCAATTTTATACAGGAGAGGAGCTCCTCTCCTGTATAAAATTTCAAACGAGAATAAATCGCCCTTTGGGCAATTTATTCACGATTTCAATTTGTTAATAAGTAAAAAAATCTAGTCAATCCTAGGCCGGACGTGCACTCGAGTTAGCACTTGAGTTGGAATGAGTGTTGGAACCATTGGTAGAAACAGCAATATTGAATGCGAAAGCATTCGCCTGAGCAGCAGCCAGTTTGGCTTCAAGCTCAGCAATCTTTGCAGCAGCCAGTTTGGCTTCAAGATCCGCAATCTTTGCTGCATCAGCCGCAGCTTTGGCTGCGGCACTGGTTGTAGCATTGGTAACAGCAGCATTCGTAGTAGAGAAAGTTGTTGGCTTGGATGTAATACTCATAATAACAGGAGCAATACTTGTGAAAACACCTCCAAGACCAGTAATTACAGTTTCAGGATGATTTGATTTAACTTTCCTAATATTAGACTTCATTCCATGAACAAAGTCATGGGCATGATGTTCAATATTACTGAACGCATAGATTATATCGCCTAGACTATTTCCAAAATCACTCATGATATTGTATAGAATATTTAATATATCTAATTGTATGTTATATCATTTCAATTTTTATAATAATTTCTTATTCTAAGGATCCTACTCCTCCCCATCCCTTTGGAACAGGTGCCGGTCCATTGCATTCCACTAATCCTCCAGGAAGAGGAAGACCAGTGGGAGCTGTGGCACCGACTCCCAATGTAGGTGCATAGAAGGTACCCAGCATTTCATGAAATGGTGCTGAACAATCATCGGGATGCGTTCGCTTGTAATTATTAGTACGCTGGTAATAACTTCTGGATGGTCGTAACTGTTCCCCCTGATCCGTTGCTAAGCAGGTTTGAGACGGTATTTTTGCCCACGCGGCATCTGCATTTGAATCGGATTGCACGGGAATAAACTCGGAGAGCAATTTTTCAGTGGACAATGACATGGCAGCACCAGGACTCAATCGGCTTGGTTCATCTATTCCTAAAGGAGCCATATCTACAATGCCGGATCCTGATTCAAAATTCTCAATCCCTACTTTTTGTAAAAACTGTGTCCAATAATGATACTTGTATTCTAATACCATTCCAATTGTAAATGCAATACTTAGAATGATGAGGGTAGAAAGTAATTCACCGATTCCAAACATCTTATCTTGGATGGATAAAAATGAGAACGATTGCTGCGGCAGGGGGTGAACATATTTCGAATCGAATGGCAGAAACAATGGAAGTGATCAAGCGTGACGGGCGCAAAGAACCCGTCGACTTTGGAAAAGTTCTTACACGTATTAAGAGTCATTCTGATGGACTTATCATCAATTCCACCTATGTTGCCCAGCAAGTGCTTGGTCGTATCATTGATGGGATTAAAACATCTGAATTAGATGAAATAACTGCTAAATTTGCCGAATCGCTCAGCACCACCCACCCCGATTATGGAGTGTTGGCTGCCCGCATTGCTATCTCGAATCACCAAAAGTGTACTGCATCTACGTTTCTTGAAGCTATGGAACAGGTTGCAGCGATCAAAGATCGCCGAGGTCTGGATGCGAATTTATTAGCAGAGGACTTTCTTACTATAGTTCGTAGTCATGCAGAATTAATTGAATCTAAGATTGTTTACGATCGTGATTTCTTATTTGATTATTTTGGATTCAAAACTCTTGAAAAAGCCTATTTATTACAAGATAAATTAGGTAGAAGAGTCATTGAACGCCCACAACATCTTTGGATGCGTGTAGCCATCGGGATCTGGGGATCCAACTTGGAACAAGCTTTCAAGACCTATGAACTTCTTTCCACCAAGCAATACACTCATGCCACTCCTACCCTGTTTAATGCAGGAACAAAACGACCACAACTTAGCAGTTGTTTTCTCTTGAGTATGAGTGCTGATAGTATTAAAGGAATCTATAAAACATTAGAAGATTGTGCATTGATTAGCCAATATGGAGGAGGCATTGGAGTCCATTGTCATAATATTCGTGCAGCAGGATCTTTGATTCGCGGCACGGGTGGCACCTCCAACGGAATTCTTCCCATGCTGCGCGTGTTTAATAATACAGCGCGGTATGTTGATCAATGCTTTACAGCCGATACACCCATTCATACATCTGCTGGAATAAAACGAATTATAGATGTGAACCCTGGTGATGAAGTTTTAACCAGTGGAGTCAGTGAAGAAGTGGATGAACATGGAAAACATCCGATTGGACCCATAAAGCCTAGCTATTGCAAGGTTTTACGCCGTGTCGAACATGTTTACAGTGGTCCAATTCTAGATATTTGCGTCCGATACAAGGGAATTGTAAGTATTACAACCGTGACACCCAGTCACCCAGTCCTGACTGCTTCCGATTATACCCCAATTGGAGACTTGAAGGTTGGGGATAAGATTGCTATGCCGAACCATGATTTTGGAACCATTACAGCTATATTTGACAAGTCCTTTACAGGAACTCTCTATGATTTAGAAGTAGAAGATGTTCATGATTATCTTGTAGAAGGATTTGGAATCGTTCATAATGGTGGAGGTAAGCGTAATGGCTCCTTTGCCTTCTATCTAGAACCGTGGCATGCCGATGTCGAAGCCTTTCTTGATATGAAAAAGAATACGGGTGCCGAGGAAGAACGTGCCCGTGATCTCTTCTACGCTCTTTGGATCCCTGATCTCTTTATGGAGCGCGTAGATCGTAATGAAAGCTGGACGCTGATGTGCCCTGATGAATGTCCTGGATTAGCTGATGCAGTCGGACCTGCTTTCAAAGCCTTGTACGAGAAGTACGAAGCAGAAGGACGCGGACGTAAAACAATTTCCGCTCAAACCATTTGGTTTAAGATTCTTGA